TGAATTTTGAAAAGGAACTTTCTTCAACTTTGTAATATGGATTTTTAGGATCTGCATCATTTGATTCATCAGGCCACCAATCTAGTTCAAATTTTTTGCCATTAGAGAATAATTTTTTCATACCTAATATTCTTTTTTCATATTCTTCTTTTGATGGTTTAGCTCTACCAGCAACAACATCTAATACATAATTTAATGTTGTTGCATTAGCTGTAATAGATCCACATCTTGCTCCAACCTCTCCTTTCAAATAATCAATTAAAATACTACCACTTGACTCCGCAAGAGCTTTTGCATGTTTTTCTGGAACTTGAAGATCAATATAACAATATATAAAATCATAATGTGGAGCTGGAGAACCATGAAGAATATATTCATCTTTAATTACAATTCTTTTGAATCCATCTTTAGCAAACCAACATAATTGACTATCAGTTAACTCATCTGGAGGACCAAATGTTTTTTCAAGATGTTTTGAGTATTCTACCGGTTCTTGATTAGTCCACTTATTATAATTTTCAGATACATTTAACATTCTATTTGTAAATCTTGTATGTTTTGATATTGGCATACCTTTTTTCCTTGCTTGTTTATCACCTGGAGCATCTTTATATGCAGCTGGATTATTATCGGCCATTTTAGCTTGTTTTTTGAACTGAGCATCTCTCGCAGCCTTAGTACTTTTTGAAAACTTTTTCATTCCAGGAGGAGGTTTTTGATATCTTGCAGGTTGAGAACCTTTTTTGTCAGCTATGTCTGGATCTTGACGAGTTGTTATTTTCTCATTAACAGAAGAAACATCTTTTAACCATTTACGAGATGTATGCCCTTGTTCATCTAATATAACATAATTAGCACCTAAATGTTTTACTGTAGCTATTTTATTACTACCGTTAATGTAAACTTGATCACCAATATTATATAATGTTCCATTAACATATGATTCTCTAATATCTGATACTTTATTTAATTGAATATGATTCTTAAAATGTTTTTGTTCTTTAAGACCCATTCCTTTGCGTACAGCATTATATAAAGCCTTTGCATCTGGATTAGAAACTCCTTTTGGAAGACCTTGTGAAAAAGAAGTAAAGTCATTTGAAGAAGCTGCTGATCTCATTTTAGAAGCTGACATACCTTTAGCTCCATCAGCATCTGGATCTCTATCTCCAGCTGACAAAACATTTATTTTATTAAAATTATAAAAACCATGTCTAGCTTTCTTACCATTATATTTGTTTAATAATATGTTAAACTCTCTTAGTCGATCAGATCCAACAACCATAGCTACATTTTTAAAACCATCATCATACAATTTAGTAAGGATATCAAATATATTTCGAGATGATGTATCCATAATAACTTGTCTAGCATAACGTGGAAACATCTTACGAGCAAATTTTATTTTTTCTTTATAAGGTAGTGGATTCTTAGTACTGTCTTGAGTATTAGAAAGATAAATTTTATATGGATTGTTTCCAGCTTGTTTAGCTAAACTTTGTAATAATTTTTCATGACCAATAGTAGGAGGATTCATTCTACCAAATGTAAAGTAGACTGTCTTTTCTTCTTCTACAAGATATCTTTTAAAGGATGATATCATCTCTTTTTACGCTGCTGTTCTTTTCTACGAATTTTAGGAAATTCTCTTTTAGCTATTCTTTGCTGTCTTAACTTCATAGCTGGCTTATCTAATTTTTTTTCTATTTCTTGTCTCTTTGCAAAAGTAAGTTCAGCTTTAGGTATACCTTTAGTTAATATTTTAAATAATTTTTCTCTAGCTTGTCTATTGGTTCGTTTCTTTAATACAGAAATAGGAGCCATTTTACGTTTAGCTCTTTTTCTACCTAATTCTCTTTTAGCTTTATAACGATGTGCATCTCGTTTTTTCTTATATCGTTGAGATACAGTTAAAGCCTCATCGACTTCTGATTGTTCTGTGTTTTCTGGTAAACGCTTACGACGGTAAGCTCGGTAATTGATTAGTTCGTCCTCACCTGGACGATACTCAGCGTAATACAAATCTTTAAATGACAATAAAGCCATTATGCTCTCCCTGGTTTATCCCATCCCTTAATTATATTCGGGCTAAAGTTGGCAAATGAAAATTCCATTCGATCAACAATTTTAACCGCATCACCACCAAGTTGATCAATCGCAACATATCCTTCTTGTCCTGTAGTTCTATATCCTCTACTAGTCTTTAAGAATGTATCAAGATTATTCAACTTATTAAGTATATTTATAATTTTTAATTTAGCTAAAATAATAACTTTTTGTAGATCAAACATTTTTTTTAAACTAATTTTATTGGCTGGTGAAAAAAACTTCAATACTTCAGCTAACTTTGCTTTTTGAACACCACGTCCTTTGTCAGTTTTTCTTTTATCTATTTCTTTCTGATATTTTTGGTTAATGTAACCAATGAGTTTTTGAACGTGACGAGCTGTGTCCATAACGACTTCACCACGCCTGACAAAAGTGTTGTTAAATGTTTCAATTGTTTGAGCAAGACTAGAATTTGTTTCAAGCTGCTTAAGAGTAGTTGAACTAATTTGATTAAATAATTTACCAGCTTGTGATAGATAGCCATTTACTTCCTCCGTATCTTTTTTTGACATAGTATAACGAGTCATATCACGCAACATTGCATCTTGTGACCATACATTTTTAGATTTACGAAACTTAGAAACATCAACTCCATATGATGCTTTCATAGTTTCAAATGTATTACCAGTATATGTTGTATGCCATACAATACCTAATTTTGCTGCTAAAACTTCTTTAGCCATTTGTGTATTAGCTGGAACAGCGTACACAATTGTATTAGGATGAAATGTAATATAAGGCTTTCCTTTAATTTTTTTCTTTTTAACATCACCTTTTGAAAATAAAAGATCTCCTTGAATTACTCCTTTTATTCCTAACTCAGGTAAATATTTTAATGCATCTTTTAGTTTATCACTAAGATCTCCAGATGTATCAGCATCAATGTCAGCATTAGTTTTATATACTTTAGGATTTTGATTAAAAATTCCTTTTTTAGCTACAAAGAACTTACCGTCATTAGGGTCAGTACCACAAAAAATTGCAGGAGCTCCGTCCCATTTAAGACTAATATTTCCAGCATGTTCACCTCCTAAAGTATCTCTTAATGATCTTAAAGCTAAAATAGCTTCGCGAGTACCTTTAACTCCTCCATACAAGACTTTGTCTTCTATATGAGTCATATGTGTATTTTTCTGTTCAGTTATAAATTCTGTAAATCTCATTTATCTTTTTTCTTTTCATGTTGTTTTTTTAACATCTGTTTAGCTTTTTTAAATATACTTACAACTTCCATCTTACCCATTACTTTAGCTCTTTGTTCACCTACAGTCAATATTTGTATTTTTCTAGCATATGGTTTATTAATTTTTTTTACTTTAGCTACTGTAGCTTTTGCATCTGCTGCAGTTGCAAATTTAATTCCAACTGTGTCTTTTGGATTTTCATCTGTATAAAGTCTTCTACCTGATCCTTTAGGTTTTTTTCCAGTTCCTACTTTAGGATCTGCTTCTTGTATGTATTGTCTATAACTTAACATTATGAAAATAATCTAGTAAAGTTAGCTTTAAATACACCACCATTAATAGTAAATGTTCCTGCTTGAGTTAATACTTTTTCATCACTTGTCATATTAGCAAGATCTATATAATGAAAATAAATATCAAGAGGATTACTATCTTTTAAGTTACAAATATATCCTTTATCTCCTGGCTTATCACCTAAACTAACTTCAATCAAGTGTTTCATTAATGCTACTGCTATAGTATTAGGTTTAACATTTCTACCTTTAAATCCAATAGCTTTCAATCCTTCTTCAAACTTTTTTATAGTATTTGCCATCTGTTTAAATAAAGAAAATTTTAACAGACTTTTGTTATCAGATATAATTTCTTGTAAGTGTAAAAACTTTTCAGCACTTTCAACTAGGTCTGGATATCTAAAAGATAATTCACCTTTAAATGTTTGTTGACCTCTACCAGTTCCACCTTCAAAAGCAGAAGATAAATTTGCAACACCAAATAAAGTGTTAACCATACTTCTGAATACTCTTCTATCTTGAAAACGACCTAAACTAAATGTATCATGTTTAGGATATGCTTTTACTTCAACAGCTTTACGATCTATCATTAAATCAGGATCATTACCGCCTCTAGTTTCTTGAGCTCTTTTTCTACCAGTTCCATTAAATAACCAATACAGAGATACTTCTCCATTACCTACTGTTTTATCAGGAGCTTCTTTAAATAATTTTTTAAATGCTTCTTGATCTCTACGGTCTATTCTTAATGCAAAACTTTTTGCTGGTATTTTATAACTACCATGAACCTTTTTTTCTGCAGGAGAAAGTTTTGCATCTATGATTGCATCAAATGAAGTATTGGCAGCTTCTTTTAAAATATTTGGAGGTCTTTGTTGCTTTTCCAATTGTAGCATTTTGGCAAAA